CACCGCTGGTCACTCCTTTCGCTGTACTGTCAGAAAGTGCGGCATAAGGATTAAGTGCATTGCTCAATGCTCCGCCTCCGGGGGTTGACGCAGTCGCTTCGGTTGCACTTACGGAAGAATCTTTTTTGGCAACTTCATTAACTCCATCGCGATAAGCCGCTCCCATTGCTTTGCCAGTGGCCTTCATTTTGTTGACCGCATTTATTCCGGCATCAATACCGAGCAAACCTGATCCGGCAGACTTGGCAGCTTCCCACGCTCCTTTAAAATCGCCAGTGAAAAATTTGAGCAATGCGGAACCTAAATATCCAAGCCCTTCCAATAGTCCTTTGATCCGATCGATCACGTAATCCTTGATCATTCCTGCAAAGCCTTTGATCGCCTCCCACGTTGCATAGATTGCCCCACGAAACCATCCGAACTTATTCCACGCATAAACTACCATTGCGATCAGTGCAGCTATACCGGCCACAATAAGCCCAATAGGGTTGGCAGTTAAGGCCGCATTGAGCAACCATTGCGCGGCAGTCCATGCTTGTGTGGCAAGTATTACCAAACCGTAACCCGTGGCCGCTGCGGTAAGCGCAAGAGCGAGAGGAGCCAGCCATTCCTTATTCACTTTGATCCACTCAACAGTCACTGAGAGGGCATTGGCGAATGGCACGAGTACATTGGTAATGAACATTCCAAAAACAGGAGCGAGCACTCCGCCGAGCTGCATGGCCACACCCTCAAGTTGTCCCTTGAAAGCGGCCCACTTTCCGAAATCAGTCTCACCTATTTTTTCGGTCATTTTATAAAACATTCCACCGGCGCTTGTGGCATCGGTAAAAGCTTTCTGCACCATTTCAAAACTGATATTTCCTTTCTCCACTTCTTTACGGAGAACACCCAGGGAGAGCCCGGTTGTCTTGCTCATCTGTTGAAGCGGGTTGAATCCTGCATTAACAAATTGCAAAAGGTCTTGGCCCATAAGTTTGCCAGCAGCTTTTACCTGACTGAACGCGAGCGTGAGCGATCCAAGTTTATTGGCATCACCCATAGCAATGTCACCGAGCATTTTAATGGAAGGGAGAACGTTCTTTGCTTCAAGACCGAACGCAAGCATCGTTTGTGCATTCTGAAAAACTTCATTTCCATAAATGCTCTCCTGGGCGAACTTGGTTAAGCCTTGATTAAGGTTTGTTCCTTGTTCTTTACCCGCCAATACTTCGAATGAAGTTTGCCGCGCTTGCGCCTGCAATCCCGTATTCACAACAGAGCCACCGAGCATCATTGCACCGGCCAGTCCGACAGCGGGAAGCAGCGACCCGAAGGCCCCTGAAAAAAATCCCCCGCCGCCAGCCATGTTGCCGGGATGGCGCATCTGCACGCGCTGAAGCTTCTCCAGCTCGCTCCGCGCCTCCCTGATCTGTCGCACCGAAGTGCTTCGTGATATTACTGATTCAAGCTGTTGAACTTTAGTCTTGATGTTGTCATAACTCTGGCCAAGCATGTCGTTCGTGCCTTTGATGGCAGCAGTGGTTTTCCTTGCGGTGTCGGCCATCTTCGCCAACCCTCCGGTAACCATTTCGCGCAGCTTGATATAAAACTCCAGTGTCATTTTTAAAGTATCGGCTTTTGTGTCGCTTCCGCATCTCTAATTCGCTTGATATGCGCAAGCTTTATAACTAGGGCTTGTTCACTCATAGCGGAGGCGTCTCGCCCCGTGTAGTATTCCACCACTGTTTCAAGAAAGCCATACACATCAGTGTTGGCCAGCTTGGACTCTCCGCTTATCTTTTTAGCAGAGCTGCCTTTTTGCCTTCCAGTATTTTGTTGAACTGATTGGCAGCAGGAATGAAATACTCATCATTGTCAAGGATCGTCTTGTCTCCTTCCACAAAGCATTCGCGCATAGCGGCTTCAAGGAACTCGTACAAACCTTCGTCTTGTATTTTGGTCGAAGCATAAGAAAGTATGCTCCGGGTGATAGGCCGCATAATTGCTAATGCCTCAATCTTCTCTCCGGTTTCGTCCATCACCGGCAGGAACCACAAGCCTTGATGCTCGATGCTCCATTTCTTCATCTGTGGTTCAGTGTATCTTTCGTTTGAAAGCTTTACACATTCCTCATGAAGCTTTTTTTCCTTTTCTTTTCGCTCGCGTTCGCGTATTTGTTTTACGCTCTCGCCTTTTTTGATCTCCGTCTTTATCATGTTGCTGGGGTAAAAAATTCTAGTTGATTTGAATCTTCGGCGCTGTCTCACTGAAAGAGGTTCCATCATAGGTGAACAGCACTTTTACAGTTTTGTTAATCACTCCCTGAATAGCCAGGGCAGCATTAAAACCTGTTCCAAGTGTCACTGTACGCGCGGTACCATCGCTTGAAATCCAAAGTTCATAATGAGCTCCCACTCTCAATTCACTGCTAAGAGTCAAATTCAAGGTGACGTCACCTGTGAGCGTCAATTTCTGAATGGTATATGAATTATCAATTGCAGCTCCGCCTTGCTCATTGAGTCCGGCTATGGTTGCGGCTCCGCTTGCAACGGTAGCGGGCCTGTCAGCTTTGCCGAATGGCCATACTACTTTCTGCGCAAAGGCAGAGGATGAAGCGATTGTCAATAAGACGAATACAAATGATTTCATTTTTTTTGTTTTAAAATTTTATCCTACCTGAATATTGATGGCGATGAATGGAAGTGTCACTTCCGTCATCTTCGCATTTTGCTCCATGGCAAATCCCATTTCAGTGAAACCAACACCAGCAGCAATAATTTTGCGCGGCTTGTCGGTAACCACTTTCTTATACTCTGTCGTGATCAGAATCGATTCGTGCGGCACTTCGGTGATATCAGCGAATCCGGCAGTGAGTGCAGCATCGTTTAATAAGTCAACTTCATACTTCAGCAACTTGAGATTGCCTTCATATTTTTTGTTGCCGTCCTGAATATCAATGGGCGCACTACCTGCGGCATAGAGGTGTTCTTTTTCTACGGTCTTTTTAAATTCAAAACCGCGAAGCCCGGTAACTTTTCTGCCTAACACTGTTATTGAAGTGTTCTGCCAGGCGCATTCTTTCGTGCTGAAAACATCCATGCTATTTTGTATTTACAGTTTTGTCATTCAAAATTTTACTAAGGAGCTACGAGGCCCAAGTCCACCTCAACGAATGTGGTGTATCCTTTAGGGATCACGCCGAGCTTCACAACAAGTTTGTTGGTATTCACGATATCCTGATTAGGATTGATATACACATTCAAGGCACTAATCTGCGCACCCATGTTGGCAGTAATGGCTTGCTTAATTTTCTCTTCGAGGTGAGTGATCACATCGGTGGCAAGGGTGCCATCTTCATTCACTTCAACTTCATTCTCCAGCTCATCGGTGTAAACTGCTGCCGCAATAAGCGAAGCCTTGTCTATCACACGACCGTAAGCGAGCAATCGATAATCGTCTGTGCTGGCCATGTGGTCAATACCGAAGAAGAATCCTGCCTTTCCAGGATGAGTCATGAAGCTGATAAATCCTGCATCATGCAATGCCACAAGGTTGGCAACGTCTTTCAATAAGCTGGTGCCAATGTAAACCGTATTGATGCTGAGTGGCCCATTGGCAACTTTGCCAACTTTGATCTCCGCGCCGTACTTCACAGCTCTTCCCAAAGCAAGCCCAACGCTCGCTGAACCATCGTTTAAAGAGCCACCCAAAACAATGCCTGAAAATCCATTGCTCGAAGCGCTTGGTGTTAATGTATTGCCAGCTCCGGGGTTTTGCACACGCCCTTCAATCAACATGCGCACCGGGGCAAGCTCAACCACTCTGGCCTGACCGAATACAAGAGAATTGGTGATGGCCGTGGCAACATCGCTGTCGATAAAGGCCGCACCTCCATTGTAGCCACCTACCGGGTGACGGAACACACCTAACAACCTCACTTTGCCGCCAGCCGCAGCGAGTAGCTTTTTAGCGCCACTTGCATTGGTATCGTCCAGCATTTGAGCGAGCGTCATCGTATTAGGCACGATCATAATGTGAAGCTCCTGATTACCGCCAAGCTCTCCATAGAACTCAGCCAAGTGCCGGTGCATATCAGGTTCCGCCCCAACGGTGAAACCTTGTGTCTCGGCATCATCAAGATTATTCACCACATAATGATTGCCGAGCAAACCGCCAGTGGTGCCGGTTCCGACCAGTGCGGCAACGCCATCGAGGTTAGCGATATCTTGCAGCAAATTTCCGTTTCCGTAAACGATAGTTACTTTCGGTAAGGCCATGTCAGTTGCTCTTTAAAAAATTGGTGAAATGAATATTTTTTTACTTCTCGTCCTTCGCAGGTTTTTCTTCCTTGGAAGACTCTTTCTCTTTAGAGGGCTTTTCTTCCTTAACCTTTTCTTCCTTCGCAGGCTTAGCCGATTTATTATCGGCTGCAATAGAGGCTGCAATTTCTTTTTCAAAGTCGCCACGGCTGTGCGTAGTCACTTTGTTATTCTCCTTGCCAAGCTCATTCGCATGGGCAACAGCGGAATGTTTTTCATGGAAAAGGAATCCATTTGAAGTCTCATGAACTTCAGTGGCATCAGGGTGAGTTTTGAAATGGTTGATTACGTGCTTCATAATTTCGGTTTTAGAATTTTTGTTATTTTTTTCCTTCACTGAGGGAGAGCGCAGCTTTCGCCACGCCCAACCGCCCAGCAACGGAGGTGTTGTTTTAAGTCCAGCGGCTTACTTTGTACACATTCATTTTAAGCCTTCGTTTTCGATATACGCCATCGCCTTCGGCAGAGCCTGCAATATTGGTGTTGCCTTCTACGGTGATAACGTAATCATCATTGTCCGGCCATTGGTCAATAAATCCAACATGCCCGATATGGCCCTGATCCTGAAAGTAGATTCCGAAAACATCAGCTCTATCCGGCTTTAGATTTTTGGGATTACCTTTTGTGTAGATCGTATGCGTTGGTGGAAACCAGCTCGGAGCCCAGGCAGTTTTTAAAGCAGGCACATCGCATTGAATGAAAGTCCAGGAGAGAAATGCCGCACACCATGCAGCGCCTTTGGTGAAGCCGGTAGTTTTCAAATAAGCTTCTACCTCAACGCCATCATTGTGGCCGGTGAGCTCATGCACACCAATCTGTGAGGAGTACTTCTCAACTACTTTTTGCTTGCTTACAGGATCAGCCCGCAAACAGCCAAGCCCAATAAATAATAGGCAAGTACCGATAATGATATTACGCATTGTTGAAATTGGTTAAGTGACGAAAAATAGGAATCAAAATTTTCTGAGAGGAATTTGAAAATGGTAGGGAACTGAATCCTGCACAAGAGCCATCCGCTGAAGCTGTATGTGCAAAAAGCAATCAGGCCGAAAATGATTTTTTGAAATACGGCAATGTCGAAGGTGGCCGCAGTCTGATCAAACCAGTGAATTACAATCATGGAAGCAAACCACAGCACAACAGCCAAAGGGCCGAGTAACAGTTCGTTCCATGTCTTAAAAAATTTGATAATCAGATTTGCAATTTTCATCTCATTCCACGTTCAAAAAGTACGGTAAACAATGCTGTGAAAAATCCTACCACTCCAGCCCACACTTTATTTTTTGTTTCAAGGTTGCTCACTTTAATGTCGGTCGCGTTCTGCCTTTCGTTGGAGGTCTTCATTTCCTCCTTCAGCTCCTTCACATCCGAGTGAACAAGAATAAGCAGCTCGCGAGCGCTTAACTTGTTCAGGTCGATGAGTTCTTCTTCTTTGCTCATGCGAGAGAGGCATCTTAAAAGCGCGGCCTTACGGGGTCACGCGCTTCTAAACCTAAACCCTTTATCTTAAGGCGCTGCGGTGATCTTAATGATCCCGAAATCATCCGAACGTCTCCTGCGTCCGCCCATGCGGAGTAATGCGGAGTAGATATCTCCATAATACAATGGATCATCTTTGCGCTCGAAGAACTTGCGCTCACCCAATGCGCGGGCGATGGCATCTTTCTGCCAGCAGAAACTGACTACGTTGTCATCAGTTTGCACTGCCGCACCCAGGGGATTAATAGCTCCGGCAGCAGAAGCAACAGCCACTGCGCTTCTGTCAAGAATTGTGAAGCCGTATAATTTTCCTACAATCCCGTCTGTCTCGTTGAATGACCTGGAGAAATCGCGATACTGGGTCTGTGTTAAATCATCGGTCAACTGATCGAGCATATTGCTTTCAATGAGCGCATAACGATCCGTCTTCGGCACATTTTGAAGGTTCATGGTTTTCTGGGCCGACTTCAAATCTTTTGCAAGCATTACTTTGCGTGTGCCGGTCTGCCCGGTGATTAATCCGCCTGCTGAAGCACCCCCGGAAGTGTTCACATTGATCGCCAAACCTGTGAGCCATTTGATGATCATATCATCGGCAACGGTTTCCACCAGTTGACCGGCATGGTCACCGAATACACTTCCGATCTTGTCGTAAGTGATCTCCTGCATATCCGCAGCGGTGATCTGCGTTGGATCGGAGGTGTACGCATCCAGCGTATAGGTAATGTCAGTATCTGCGCGAAGCACAGCCGTGCCAGGGAAAGAACTTCTGTTCTTCACAATGGTAGGCTTGCTACCGGGTTGTGGTATGTGCACAATCTTTCCACCCAACACATACTGATCATCGTTGAAAGTGTTCGCAAGAAATGCGTTATCCTTCCACAGGCGGTTCATGATATACCGCACCCATATTTCGGTTTGTACTGCCATAGCCTTTTATTTTTAAAGTTTCTTGGTTACGTTTTTTTGAACTCGATTTTTAGCCGTTCGCCTCTTTCCTGATCTCCGCCATTTTGGCTTTGTACAACTCAGGATATTTCTCTTTCACAATGGTCATTTTGCCATTCTCCATTAAAGTGTTTCCACTCATGGCCGCTAAATCCTGATACTCTTTTTCGCCCTTCTTCTTGTCATCTTCAAGGGCGGAAGCCACCGAAGTATAAACTGGCATTGCGGCAATCAAATTTTTCAATTCAACGGGCTTGCCTGCGTATGTCTTTTTCAATTCCGTTCCAACTTCTACAGTAAGCTTTTTATCCTCAATGCCCTTTGCAATCAGGTCGCTTACTTCTTTATCAGAAGTAGTTTGCTTGAGCGTGGCGATCTCTGTTTCAAGAGCCGTAACCTTCGTTGTCCTGGCATTCAATTCGGTCTGAAGACCATCCACTTTTGCAGCTTTGGCAATCAGGTCATTGAAGGCGGCGGATATTTCTGCATCATTCGCTTCAGCTTTCAGATTCAGCGCAGCGATTTGCGCGCCAGTCAATTCTAATTTTTTCATGGTATGAATTTTCGGTTTTTTAAATTTTGTAAAGTCAGCGAGGTTGATAGGATTTTCATCCTTATCATAAAGAGCCAGGGCATTAAAGTTGCCTGGAATGTCAACCAGGGAACATTCACGGTTGAACCATTTTGTTACAGTTGGGCCGGCTTGATTAGGCAACATGTCACTTTCCTCACTTGAAACTTCAAGCACGATCAAATGACCAACTGAGGCAGCGTTCAAAAATCCATTTTCAATTTCATCGATGGTCTTCTGTGCGCGGGGATGCGCCATATTGATTACGGGCTTTCCAAAAACTTTGTCACCATCTACACGCAAATCATCCCACTTCACTAATACGCCTTTCTCGCGTGGATATTCTTCAGCCTTACCATGCATGAAATACCCGATAGGATTTTTTTTGTATTCATCCATCAGGTATCCTTTCGTGAGCAAACGAAAGCCGTATGAGTTGACCGAACTGTCACTCAACAAAAATTCTTTCTCTATTTTTTGGAATTTGCTCAAAGCTGTTGTTTTATTTGTGCATGATTTTAATTTTTGTTCCCTTCGTAATTGTGATACAAAAATGTTTCGTGTTGTCACGCTTAGCAAATCGCCTTTTGCTTTCACTTATCATTAATCAGTAATTCACCGAGACGCAATCCGGCATTTCGTTATTCCTTTTTATAAAGGAGAAGTCATGCCGCATTTTTGTATCATGGCTAAAGCGAAACCAAATTCGAAGGAAGAGATCAGCAGAAAAAAGCGATTGGCCTACACGCTTTTTGTTGACAACGGCTTCGAGCAGAAAGTAATTGCCGAGATCACTGGCATCAGTGAGGTGAGCATCAGCAAATGGAAAACCGAAAACGGTAACGATTGGGATGCTGATCGTGAAGAAGCCCGAATGGGCTTTGAGCCGGAGCGCAAGCGGATTCGCAAAATGTATAATGCATTGCTCACCATGATCGAAGAGCGGGCAGAGCCGGGCAATGTACCTACCAATGCCGAGAGCGATAATATCAACAAGCTGGCAGATTCGGTAAAAAAATTACAGATCGAATTATCCTTTCAGCATAAATCAGAAACTGGAAAGCAGTTCGTGCAATACATCCAGCAAACACACGGTCAGGCGAAGGCTATTGAAGTGGTGGAGCTGTGGCATGAATTCCTGATGGCAACAGCATGATCATACAGCAAAGGCATATCATCGATTGGGAGAAATTTCGCGAGGGCGTTCGCAAGAGCACTACGGTTAATCTGCTGGAGACTCCGGAGCAAAAAAAGAAACGCATTGCCGAGCTCGAAGCCGATCCGCAAAAGTGGAAGGAGTATTATTTCCCAAAATATTTCAAATACAAGTCGCCCAGGTTCCACTTAGAAGCTTCTGAGCGGTTGCTCAAGAACTTCAAAAAGAAAAAGCACTGGTATGAAGTGCGCCATTGGGCGCGTGGCCTCGCAAAGTCCACCACGTTTATGTTCGACGTTTTGTTTCTGGTCTGCACGGGCAAACTGAAAAACATTATCCTTGTTTCGAGCACCTACGATGCGGCAGAAAACTTCATCACAAAATATCAGGTGCAACTGGACAGTAATCAACGATTAATCAATGATTACGGCAAACAGGAATTGCCCGGCAGTTGGGAACAGGGAAATTTCACTACGCGCAATGGGGTGAAGTTCATTGCGCTTGGTGCGCGTCAAAGCCCTCGCGGTAATGGCAATGAAGAAGTAAGACCGGACTGCATTATTGTTGATGACTTCGACACGGATGAGGAATGCCGCAACCCGGATATCATCAATCAAAAATGGGATTGGTTTGAGAAGGCTTTATTCTTCGCGGTGGATACTGCCGAGCCTTACCTGGTCATGTGGAATGGCAATATCATTGCGGAAGATTGCTGTGTAGTGCGAGCTGGTAAAGTGGCAGACTTCACGGAGACAATCAATATCCGTGATGAGAATAATAAATCGGTATGGCCACAAAAGAATAAAGAGGAAGATATCGATTACCAGATGAGCAAGGTGAGCTATGAATCTGCTCAGCAGGAAATGTTCAACAATCCGATTCGCCAGGGACAGACCTTCAAGGAAATGACATGGGGCAAATGTCCACCGTTGAAAGACCTTTCCTTCGTTGTGGTCTATGCCGATCCGGCCACTAGCAATAAGGATAAGCCGACACAGAAAAGCAAAAAGCAAAGTTCCTGCAAGTCCGTTTTTATTGTTGGCGCTCTCGATCTGAAATTTTATGTGTACAAAGGCTTTCTTGACCATACTACCAACAGCAAGTTTATTGAGTGGATGTATGCAAGTCGCGATTACATCTCCAACAAAACGCAAGCTTACTTCTACATCGAGAACAATACGCTTCAAGACCCTTTTTACGGTCAGGTTCTTTTGCCATTGATTTTTGAAAAAGGGAAAGAGCTGAAGAGCATTCTTCCCATCACTCCGGATGATCGCAATAAAGGTGGTAAGTGGGTACGCATTGAAGGAACATTGGAGCCGCTCAATCGCCTCGGCCTTCTCATCCTTAATCAGGACGAAAAAGAAAATCCTCACATGAAGAGACTGGAGGCTCAATTCAAATCAGCAAGTGCAACATGCAGAACGATGGACGGCCCCGACTGTATTGAAGGCGGTGTGCATGTCTTGAAAAACAAAATGATTCTCAACAGCGAAGCTGGAGCTATCACAATGATCGCCCGCCACAAAAACCCTAAACGATTTTAACTATGGCATTCCTCGTAAAAGCCGACCTCAATACAAAACTATATGGCGAAATCCTGGACGAGATCACGCGAAGCGATGACACCATTGTCACCAAGGCAATTAATGCCGGTCTCGCGGAAGTTAAGAGCTATTTGAGCCGCTATGATTTGACGGCATTATTCGCAGATGCATTTGATGAGACGCTTAGCGAGCACTTAAAAAATGTTTGCAAGGATGTGATATGCTGGACAATCATCAAACTGGCAAACCCGAATATCGACCTAAAACTTTTTCGCACCAATTATGAAGATGCCATTACCTGGCTAACCAAAATCCAGAAGGGTCAGGTCGATCCGACAGGCTGGCCTTATAAACCCGATGATGCTGCCACAAAAGGTTTCAATGAAAACAATACGGTGCAGTTCAGCAGCAATTGCAAACGCAGACAACATTTTTAAATCATGGCAAAGAAAAAATATAAACCAGCACCGAAGTCGTCGGAGGTAGTTCGCAACGGCCTCGTAACCAAAACCCCGGAGACAGCCACTACGCTTGTAGTGCAGGAGCTGCGCATCATTGCTCCCGATCGCGAGCAAAAAGACATTGGCGAGTACCATACCGCCATGCGCACAGCCGAGTCGATCTATGTTCCCAATCGGGCAAGACTTTATGATTTGTATTTGGATATCAGACTTGACGGACATTTGTCTGGTATTATTCAAAAACGAATTGATTCGGTATTGAACAAAAAATTATACTTCGAGGATAGCGAAGGCAAGCGTGTCGATGAAATGGACGACCTGATCAGCAGCATGGTTTTCCGCGATATCATCACTATGATCATGGAAACTCCCGCCTGGGGAATTTCAGGGATGGAATTTATTCCCGGCAAAAAGTTGGCCTTCGAAGAAATTCCGCGCAAGCACATTCGTCCGGACAAAAAATTAATTGCCTTCGATCAGTATGGCGGAGAAGATGGCGTTTCCTATGATGGCGTTTCCAATTTATGGGTGATAGGCAAAACGCGGGATCTCGGTTATCTTCTGAAGTGTGCACCATACGCAATATGGAAGCGCGGCAACCTTGCCGATTGGGCGCAATACATTGAAATATTTGGCCAGCCTGTTCGCATCATTCAGTATGATGGCTATGACATGAAAACTAAAATGGAATTGCAAACCGTTTTAGATAAAGCCGGAAGCTCTCTGGCGCTCATGATTCCCAAGCAAGCCAACTTCTCGATGATGGATGGCAAGACAAGCAACGGTGATGGCCAGCTTCAGGATAAATTTAAAATTGCCTGCAATGACGAGATGAGCGTGATCGTGTTATCCAATACGGAGAGCACAACAAGCAGCAAAGGCAGCAGCGGTCAGGCGCAGAGTAAGGAACATGGCAAGCAACAATTGGAGATCACGAAAAGTGATATGGAGTATGTGAAGAACATGCTTCAGTCCGAAGAATTTTTTACCATCCTTAAATCATACGGCTATTCGGTGGAAGGTGGCAAATTCTGCTATGAAAAAGAGATCGATATCGAGGCGCTCAAAACGCGAATGGAGGTAGATACTTTTGTTTCCACCAAAGTTCCGATAGATGACGATTACTGGTATAAAACCTATGGAATCAGCAAGCCCGATAATTACGATGAGCTGAAAGCGAAAATGGATGCGGAGAAAGCCGCATCAACCGGCGCTATTCAAAATGAAGACGATATTCCCGCCAATAAGCCAGCCGTTCCTCCAGGCAAGAAACCAAAAAATAATGTTCCACCCGATAACCCAATTGCAACTGGAGCAAACATGAAAAA